ACCGCTAGTAAACGAAAGATAAGCTCCTCAGAACTCTGGTGTAAACCATTTGTAGTAAATACTATCCATCTGCCCCCCGTAGATCTCTTTCAACACTATAGGAACTTTAAATCTAATTATTTCACCGTACCAATGACAAAGCTTTTCATATGTTGGAATACAAATAGAAAACGCGAAGGCCAAGGAACTCATAATTGATTGCAGATGAGGTTCTCCCGATTTCTCTAGAGTTAAAATTCTATTAACGCTAGCTTGACTCAGATCCATTTGCCCAGTTATCATATCCGATACTGAGTAAGTATCTGTTTTAGTAAACAATGTCAAATTCAACAACTTCTGATCTAACGCCATAACAAATTCAGTTGCTGCTTGCTGAGCTACTCCCATCATAACCAAATAATCAACACAATAATCCAAACCTTGCATTCTTGTTTTGACAAGCTCTTGAAATAACGTTTCAGCCATAATATCATCTGGTAATCCATTTTTCTTCAAGTTTCTTAATAATAAAGCAGTGTCTTTAGCAACCACGTCATTCTTGCAACTCACACCGATAGCTAGCATTATATTCCTAATACCCTCATCTATACCAACCAAAGGACACACAGTATGTGAAGCTGAGACTTCAGCTCCCCTATGTAAGATAAAGAAACTTGTAAATGAATATCTGTCAAATACTTTAGAACCTATGCCTGATCTTCCACAATACTTATCCCACAATTGGGACGCAGATGTGAAAACAGTCACATCATCAAAAGGATCAAACGGTTTTAAGGTCACTACTATAATTACCTTTCCAAGATAATCACCCCAAATCTCACCATTAATTTCATCATCTAACAACAGAGACACACCTTTATGCGATCTGAAAGCACCAGACGCTAACTGAAATTCGTCAGATGTCATTACGCAATAGTCACGATGCTCTGAAGTTTTGGTAGGATTCGAATTCGCCTTAATTTTATTGTAGACAATGTCTCGCATTTCATATTCAACCTCAAATAAGACTGGATTATCTTTAATTGCTCTGAATACTGATCTTGATGGCAAATTATAGTAAGCTAAATTATCATCTACCTTCACTCCTGCTTTGGCAAGTTTCCTAGCCGCCTCTATGGAAGCCATAACTTTAATCTTCCCCTTCGGAAATTCTTGCGCTCTTTTTAAGAAATACAATCCCTCATCAACCGCTCCAGACTTCTCTATAGCTCTAGCCACTGAAGAACGGACATCAGTCCCGCCAACATCAATAATATTGCTGGCCAAGGCTAACTTATCCAATTGATTATGCGTACAACGCAATGCTGAAATCGCATCTTTATTCGAGCCAATCCAAATATTCCAAATATAGCTGCAACCTCCTAATCCAGTAGGCAGGTATAAAGCAGAAAAAGGTAGATATAACCATTTAATCCCTTCCTTAGTCCTAGTTTTTATAGCCCTTTTTACATTCCAAGTAAACACAGCAAGTTTATTGGCCAGGTCAACGGATCCACCTCTACTAACATACTCAGCTAATAACTGTAAATAACCGGTGATCTGTTGATTTGGAGGAGGTAAATAATTAACTCTCTCTCCACATAAAATTTGTATCTGGCTCAAACGAGGAATAATATATCCATAAATCGCTCTCTTCTTTAAATATTCATACTGATGTTTCACTAACATAGTTTTAACTGCATTAATTTTAAGACCGCACTGTTCTGCACATTTCGAACTAAATTCAGACATATACTTCAGCTCATCAGCCACTAAGTTACCAGCTGTTTTAAACACTGCATAAAAATCATCTCCCATGATTTCATAATGTTCAACATGCAACTTTATCATTATGGCTGACCCAAGTTCATCCTTTGCGAACTCTGATAGAAAATAGTGCCAAAACGATCTATTAGTAATACAGTTAGTAGATATGGTCATATTTTCACCTGAAAATAGCATATCTAATTCCATTTGCTCTTCCAATTCCTCAAAGATTGCGTGCCTCGTCTTTTCCCAGATCTGACAAATCATCTCAGGTCCTGATTCCCACTGAGGCCCGAATTTACCAAAATGATTATCAATACCAAACTTTCTCAACGTTTCAACCATTGTACTTCTTACATTATTCCACTTTTCTGTGGCATCAAAGGCAGAAAAATCCGTCATCATTATTAAATAATTATCTCTTCCAGTAGCTCTTAGTCCTAAAGCGTGGTTGGCAATAAAGCTATTCGATTCTTTTGAAAGCGTAAAGTTTATATGCTCAGACAACCAATCTAAAAGTATAGCTCCGAGCCATGTTTCACAAGCATACATCGGACCCGGAATGGCAAAAATAGCTCTAGTATCTCTGGCGGGCACATTTCTTGAGAATATCTTTCCAGGGTTTTCTGAAGTTAGCTGGGATAGTACAGTGTCTTTATCTATCCAGTTGAAACATTTGACAAACCACACCATAATTTTAGAGGTAAACCCTAGCTTCATGGGTTTCCCTTTCCAGTCGAACTCAATCGATACTTTATCACCTCCCGCGCTTTTACTAGTCATTCTAGAAGTTAGACGCTCCAAGAATACCTCATAATCTTCAGATATTAATCTGTCATAACATCCAAGTAATGCTTCCTCCCAATTCTTTATTAACTGAGGCTTGAAAGGAGCGTTCTCAGGCCCGGATCCAGCCTCGACTTGTTTCATATGAGATAAAAAATCATTACTGCGCATAAAACCAGAATATGCTTCAACAAATACCATCCAGTTCATAGGACGCAGAGAAAATTCATCTACTTGACAATTAACAAGACGCTTGAATTCGGCAGTAATTAGAGGCATTCTGGCACCTAGTTCCTTAAAATTATCCATCCAATCATCTTTCTGTCGCAGAAAAGTCTCCTTATCGTTATCTTTAGTTTTCCTTATCGTATAATGATTCGCTTGATGAACATCATTGTCTTCAGACCATTCGACTGATACCGCAGAAGGAGCTACATTAAATAAACCTTGTTTTAGAATGGTTGAATTCTTCTTTATAAAAGTTGTATTCTCCCAAGGATCTTCAAATAAAAAGGTAGCCAATTCAACACCCATGTCTTCAGAGAAATTTTTAGCATATACCCCAACAAAAACGTTCAAGAGGATAATGCTTCGAGTAGCTACCATTGCATCCCAAGATGTCACTGTGACATCTCCGTTCTTAGTTTCATAAAATGGATCATATCCAATTAATGAATAATAATATTTTAGCATACGAATCAATTTTGAATTAACAAACACCATCTTTGAGACTGATGCGCGCATAACTGCTAAAGTATTTCTAAAACGCATGAGGTGACAGATACCCGTTTCCTTAGCTAACCTTTCCCGAATATAAGCAACTGTATTTACTTCCTTCTTTCCGGTTACGTCTTTTGAGACAGAAGGTTTTACGGACCTTAGATCATAAGGATGCATATATATATCATCAAATTTGTAATCCGTTTTCCAAGTAATGTTAAATTTCAACGGCTCAACATCAGATAATATTACTTCAATAGTTTTTTCTTTCCATGTTCTAAGGATGTCCAACCACTTATCAGCCGTTGAGTCCAGAACAAAACCTTCCCCTTGGCATTCTTCAACGACTCTAGCTGATAACTGATCGAACAGTTCCACATT